AGCTTGGTTTTGCGCCTGAGCGCCAAACAGGTTAGCCGCTTGCTGTTGTGCCGAGGTTTGCGAAGCCGCTTGGTTTGCAGCTCCCGCACCAAACTCGTTTGCACGGTTGCGCGCCGCCGCATTCATCTGGGATACTTGATTAGCCGCATTTGCGCCAAATTGTGCCGCCTGATTTCTAGCCGCGCTGTTTGCTAAACTCGATCTATTTGCTGCATCTGCACCGAACTCACTAGCGCGATTGCTCGCTGATTGATTAGACAAGTCACGTTGCGTATTAATGTTGGCGGTAGTAGTATCAGCTTGCAAATTAGCTGATTGATTAGCAAGATCGGCGCGCATCGCATTGTTAATGTCAGCCAAGCCCATTTGTTGCGCGTTAGCAAAACCAGCTTGACGCAAATTGCCTGCGGTTTGCCCGGCAACATCAAAGAAATTGCGGTTAGTTTCAGCTTCCATCAAACCATGACGAGATCCACCAAAAGCCCCTTGCGCACTAGCTCTCGCCCCTGCCGCATTCATTGCCATTTGTCGGGATCGGTCAAGATCAGACAAAGCATTGTCTACAACCTGATTTTCATAGGGATTGTAATAAGCCGATAAATCGGTGTTTTTCAGCATTTGTGATGTTACATTTTGCGCTTGCACTGGACTAGCCTGACCGACTTGCGCAGCGTTATACCCGCGTGATGTTGCGTCGCTTGCACCGTAACCTTGTGATGCCGCTTGCGCCGCATTATAGCCCTGAGAGCCAACGCCGGCTGCGTTAAAGCCTTGGCTACCTGCTTGTGCCGCGTTATAGCCTTGACTACCTGTTTGTGCGGCATTATAGCCGCGAGAATTTACACCAGCCGCGTTAAACCCTTGCGCCTGAGCATTAGTACTGCCATACCCGCGACCTACAGAATTAGCAGACAGATATCCAAATCCGTCAACATTTGACGGTGTATAATTTTGCGCGTTAATAGATAACGGCTGATAGTTCATTTCTTGACGAGCGCCATCAATCGCGTCGTTAATTCCCTGAGCCGCCACTGTGTTTATATTAGGCATAGAGTTTGTTGCTTGCTGAGGCGTAGGAACAGATGGAGCGCTAATTGCTGGTACATCTTGACCTGTGTTGTAGGGATCAGTGTAATGCGATGGCGGGGTTACGTCCTGTCCTGTTTGTATTTTGTATCCACCCATTGAACTTCTAGTCCAAGCACTTCCTTCTGGTGGTGAATATCCCCCATCAGGAGCCAGGTAAGTTTCACCAGTTTCAGAGTTTTTCCAAGGAACCATACCTTGAGAAGCTACACCATCACCTCTAGTAAAACCAAAATTATTACCACCACCGCCTTGTGGTTGCTGCGAAGCCTGTTGCTGTTGAAGTTGCTGTTGCCTTAACCCTAGATTTGCGCTTGCACCTCTCGGATTGCCGCGTACAGGCTGGAATTGCCTAGGTTGCCCCAAGCCTGGATCACTAAATAAAGATTCTGGCGAAATTTGATTAGGCAAAGGTTTTTCACTAAAAGGCACAGAATTAGGGACATTCGGCAAGCGCGCTGGTTGACCTTTACCCCCTGGCGTAGCTCCCATTTGCGGCGATTGCATTGGTCTTATCATCTAAAATTCCTCAAATTAGCCATTCTTGTCTCTATGTCGCCTGTAAATGGTCGGAAGCGACCCTGATTTGATTGCGCGTTTGGATTAGTAAATAGCGCGTCTTGCGCAGCATAAAAGCCAGGTTGTTTTTCTCGACCCATAGCAACCGCTTGTTCGTACAATGGCGCAGAGGAATAACCCATCATGCCGTTAAAGTTTTGCGCCTGCGGTAAATTAGCTGCAACGTCAGTCGGTGCGGATAACCCAAAGGCAGAGGCCGCATCTGCATTGTTTTGCATTGCCATTACTTGATCGGGTGTAAATGCTGCAACATCGGGACCATAATAAGGTTGATAGCCAATTTTTTGCACTTGCTCTGCTCTAGCCAAGTTGCGTTTTGTTGCGCTTTCTGCCCACTCTGGGATTTCAACTTTTGACGTTGTTTCGCCGCCTTTACCACCACTCATATAAACACCTTTGACATTGTTGTGAATGACTCGTGCCACCCATGACTTTTTAATGCTTTAACCCAACCCCTACGACCACTCATTGTAAAAGCTGAACACCCCTGATTTTCTGCCCACTCTTGGACGTTAGTGTGAAAATCTAAAATTTGATTTAACTCGCCACTTGCTAAAAATATGTTTAAAACTCGCTTGCGCGGGTAGGTCACGATCTCAGTTACAATCATGCCCTCTGGTGCAGGCCATAGTTGCATTTGACCACTCATAACACCTGCCGCTACATCGTCAAAATTGTGCGTACCGCCTGAGTATTCGAGCGCCGCTTCAATCCACGGCTTACAGCGCAATAATTCTTCTAATAAAGTCATTGATTGATTCGTTTAATTGTTAGTTGATAGGCGGGTATTGCCGGCAACGCCCCTGCCGCCTGCGTTGTTAAGTTATTGCCGCTTGATGCCCAATACGCCTTAATTGTTTGATTTGCTTGCACGGTAACAATACAGTCTATGACTTTACCGAAAACCGCCTTAGTATTTACGCCATTGACCTCAAACCACAAATAAACGTCATTGCTTGCGGTTGCTGTCACATTTAACGTGCCGGCCTCGCTAACAACAACGTCATTGCCTGACAAAGACAAACCGTCTAAATTGGCTCCGCTTAAAGGTAATTGATAGGGCGTATTGTTAGCCGCCGCAGTTTGTGACGTGTCTGTTGTAAATTGACCACTACCACCAGCAAGCAATATTTGCGCGTAAGCGCCATTTTTACTAATTACCGGATAACCAGTGCGATCCCATAGCAAAACGCCTTCTTCTGCCGCAGAATCACCCGCAAGATAAAACCTAAGTTTTGATTTGGTTGTTTCAATAAAGTCAACGAGAGCGCGACCCCATGTTGCCCAATCATTTCCTGATGGCTTTGGGGCTTGACCGAGTAAGCTCAACGCTTGCTACCCTCAATAATGTTAAGCCGCATCTTGCCCACGCGCCAATCCTTGTAATTGACCCCATCAACGCGCATTCTGAACTGTCGCCCTTGAAACCGCACAGACGTTGGAGAACTAATGTTAAAAGGACCGTGTGTTGTTTCTGCCGCGTTAGGGTAAAGTCGTGTTTTAAATGACAAAGTTACTTCGCCCTGTACTTTTTCGTCTGGGATAACTTTGGTCACCTTTGCTAATCTCTCGCCAACGTCTAGCATTATTGGACCAGTTTCAGCGTATGGCGCAGAGTCGTGTATTAGGCCAGATTCGTGGTTGTATATGTTGCCGTTGTCGTCAAACCAAATCGGTGTGGAAAACACCCCAGCATCAAAACCTGCTGTGCGGGCTAATTGCCCGATATTCCAATGACCTTCTTTGTAGTCATACACGCAGTAACGATTGTTTTCTGTGGAGTCGCCCGATGGATAAAACCACCACACTTCACCAAAAGCCGCGTTATGAATGGCGCAGATTTTAGAGCGTTGAGAGTCGTTAATATCACCAAAAACATAATCTGTTACGTCGCACTGCATCTCTTTTACAGCACTGCCGTTATATAAGAAAAAAGCGCTTTGACCCATCCAAAAAGCGCCCTCGTCTACACTAACCGCGCTGCTTCTCGATGTTGCCCCGCATGATGTGCCTATCCGTAAAAATCCATACACCGCAGGCGGCCCCGCATAATTTGCAAGGTGCGCATCTGTCGTGGTTAAAATGAGCGTTTTGCCTTTTACTCGCAAGCCCTGCATAATTTCGCCAGCGGTTTGTAAATCAAAATCGCCAGCTTGATTTGTGATTAGGGGAGTCCACTCTGTATTATTTTCGCGGTCACACCATTGCACTCGCCTTGGATTGTCATTTGCACCAAGCGCAAAAACAAATCTTTCATCTGTAACAACAATGCCTTTGTTTTGTGTAGGCGCATTTGCGACCAAAGCAGCGGGATTTGCTGGATTTAATTGCCATTCGTATATCTTGCCATCATCACTCGAACAGGCGAGTAAATATTGCCCCCATGTATCCAATGCCCAGGTTGTACAGCGTTCGGGTACTCCATCACTGGGGCGTGTTGTGCCATAGGTTGACGTACCCCACAAAGATCCGCCATATCCTGTATTAACTTGCGCAGATTCGTTTCCTACCGAAAAGCCTACAGGCGTGATATCAACTACCGTACCTCCCGCGTTTACGGTATATAATTTCTCATAAGTACCGGCAACAATGCGACTATCCTGAGAGTTATCTGCCCACGCTATTGCACCTCTAGGCTTTGAAGCAAAAGCTGACTGCTTGCGTGTTACCCAGCCACCAATCGGACGCAGTGATCCGTTTTGCCAGCGTACAAAGTTTACATCTCTGTACCTGTTAGCGCTGTCTAGCTCTGTGCCGTGTCGGTATACACCAGGCGATAGTTCAATGCTTGCCAACATATTATTTTACTTCTCCGAAACCGGCATAGTTGTCAAAAACCTCAATACCACAATAGCACTGCCAAGCCCTGACCCTGC